GATTCTGCATAGGTCGCGCCTTCCTCAACGGTGACCAGCATGCCCGGCGTGACCTCGTGACTGCTGTCGGCATCGGCCGCCCGTATCCATCGCCCGGCTGCCGATGCAACGTAAATACCGCGATCCTTGGCAAGGGTCTGAAATGCCGCGAATACCCGGTCACCGGAAGCAACCTGCACGCCGTCAAGTATCGGCAGACCGCTCAAAGCGATGTTGGCCGTAGCTGCCACCCTTACTGATCGTTTACCGTCAAGCTTGTTGATTTCCTCGACCACTCTGCGGTCGACGTATTCACGCGTTGCCAGCACTACGGACGGATCAATCTTCAGCTCTACGTTGCCGGTATTGCTGACCAGCAGGTTGAGCCGCACTACTTGCGTGCGCCCCGCACCTTGGTTCAGTAAGGGTTTGAAGGTTGGTGCACAGTTGGCAACCGCCACCAGATCGCCGTCAGCGTCATACAGGCCGATCTCACGAATCCACCAGCCGCCGACCTCGGGCGGAATAACCTGTTCGGCGATGATGGTTGCAGCATTGTTGGGGTCGGCCTTCAACTGATTGAGCGGCGCCCGGCGGCGCTCGTTGATCAGAGTCTTTTGTGCGGCGCTTGGCACTGGGTCGGTATCGTTGGCATCCCCCACACCCATGGCCGTGATCTTCCAGGGCAAGCCCAGGGCATCAGCGTTCGCCTGTTTCGCCACGCCGACGTCGGTCAGGATTGCGAGGAACTGCGAGTTTTGGTTAATCATGCGTACACATCCAAAGTGTCGATAGTGGATTCACGCCCAGGCAAACCGAAAGTTCCTAAGACCTCGATATCACGTTGTGCAGGCGGATAAACATCGATTTCGTCGCCGTCATAAACAGAGGCCAGGACGGGCAGAATGGCCGTCGCTTCGAGGCTGATCGCCAGCCCCGTCATGTGCCGACTGAGCGGCTTGGCGTCATCGATCAGCCAGGTCAGCTCCTCATACATTTCTTCGGTGATGCCGGTTTCAAGTACCCCAACTGTCATTGCGAAGGTTCCAGGGACTCCTTCCGGGACGGTCTGCCACCACTCCAGGACCTCGACCAGGTAGCCCAGTGGCTCTACCACGCGGCGCAGAGCACCAATCGTGCCTTTGTGCGCATGGATGTAGAACGAAGACCCGATAGCGGCTCGCTTGGCCGCCTCAGACCATTTCTCGTCCCATCGGTCCACTGAGCACTCCCATGCCAGAAACGGCAGCAAGGCAACCGGGCAGGTTTCGGGGTCGTAAATGCTCCGAAGAGGTACAGGTGTGAAGTCGTCGGTAGCGGCCTCGATGGCACGCTCCAGGCGTGTGCTGTTGTTGGGCAGAAGACTGGTCATGTCACGGTCCCAACCTCACGCTGTAATCGGTGCAGTAAGCAGCCTGTGCGTTGGTCGGGACGATGTCCTCCCAACCCACCAGCTCCACGCGCCGTACACCCGTGATATGCAGTTGTGCATCGATCGCCGATCTTGCGACCTCAACGCCCAGGCGGCGACGTGGATTGATCCAGGCGGCGAGCCGGCTTTCGCACTCGGCCAGAATCGCCTCATTTTCTGATCCGGAACCCACTGGGTGAACGACCGCCTCAATCGTGTAAGGCACCACCTCGGCGCTTTGCACCGTAAGCCTGTCGCCAAGCGGCCGGATGTCATCGTCGTTCAGGTAGGCTTTTACCTGCGCCACCAGCTCTGCATCCGCAGTGCCGTCACCCTGAAGGTGTTGAATGGTGACAACCACCACGGCTGGCGATGGACTTTCCGCCGTAGCATCACCCACCAGCGCAGTGGCGTTTCGTGAGTGCAGGATGTAACTACTTCGTGGCCCTGCCGTGGTCAGGCCCTCCCAACGCATCTGGATCCGCTCGCGCAGAGCATCGTCCTCCTCGAGCACCTCAGCCGTTGGCGGCACTGTCGAATTATCTGCCGCCTGAATGACCAGGCGCCGCAAGTTGACCCGAGCGGCAAGATGCTCCAGATCAGCGCCTTTGGCGTAGGCAAGCAGCAGGGCCTTTGCCGCATCGTTGACGCGCGCCCGGTTGGTCATCTTGCGATAGGCGCCGACCTCCAGCAGTTTGACTACAGGATCGCTCTCAAGGGCTGCAGTCCAACCGCTCCCCATCATCCGTTCGAAGGTCGCCTGTTCATCTTCGTAAATCTCCTCAAAGTCCAGTGTTTCCAGCACCTCAGGCACCGGCAGCGTAGACAAATCGACCGGATTCATGCGGACACCTCCAGAACCCTGCGGTCGCCCTGATAATCAACGGCGAGCTGAAACGTGATGGTCCCACCGAGGACGGCAATCACCCGAATGCTTGAGAGGTCTACACGTGGCTCCCATCGTCTAAGCGCGCGCGCGGCTTCCGCCTGAACGGCGCCCTTCCAGCCTTCGTTAACAGGAAGATCGACATATCGACGCAGGTTGCTGCCGTAATCCGGCCTCATTCGGCGACTGCCCAGCGGTGTTGAGAGGATGTCGCCGATGGACTGCCGCAGATGCCCCAGGCCTGCCAGCGGTTTGCCGGTGACGCGGTCCATTCCGATCATTGGGATTACCTCGGTAGAGGCTCGAAATCGGGCTCAGCGGTGAGTAGGGCCAGCAGCATGTCGTTGGTGGCAGCGATCTTTCCTGCAACGACGGCAGCGGTTGAGCCATCAGGCAGGATCAGGGTCCGCGAGGTGTATACCGTGTCGCGAAACACCGGTACGACGCTCTGGCCTTCTATCGGCTGACTATCGGTGACGAGGGATACAGCAGGCGCTTCGTCCGTAGGCTGCGCGTTCGTTTTTTTGGTCGTCATGCTTACTCCAGGCATAAAAAAACCCGCCGAAGCGGGCCGATTGAACGAGGTTAGTGTGCGTGGTTTGGCGTGTTCCCACCCGTGTCGATGATCATGCCAAGACCCGTTATGTCCCCGGACACGAGCAAGGTGCCGTTGATTACGGTGTTGCCGTTCAGCTTGATCGATGAGGCATCCAGTGAGACTTCGCCATCTGTAACGGTGAAGACTGAGCCGCCCACTCTGATCGTCGCGGTGCCCGCAGGCAGCGTGATGTCATAAGTGCTTGCCTTCCAGTCGTACACCAGCGAGCCGCCATCCTCGAATCGCCAGACCTCCACATGGTCACGGTTGTCGGGTTGAGGAAAGGCTTCGCTGTACAGTCCGGGAATAAATCGACCCAATTGCGGCTGGCCGTGGGGACAGATCAACGAACCCTTTTCATTCAGGCTTGGCGCTCGCCAGTGCCGCGCCTTGCCAGCGGCAAGGCTGTGCCAGCGGACCCAAGGACTGACCCACCCTCGGGAATTGATACGCACCATGGCCTCAACGGTGTCAACGGCCACCACATGCCCCGGCATCAGCATGGCCGCGATCATCCGGTCATGTTCAGCAAGGATCTCGCGGCTCACAGGCGTACCGGCTCGATGCTGACATCGTCAGGATTCAGTTCCGGCTCAAGGAACGTCGGGGCGGCGTCCGGCCACGGCCATTGCTCCTCACCCAGATATATCTGCTGGGTCCACTCCACCTTCCAGACGGTGTACCCGTCCAGCTCCGGTTTGGTCCAGTCCGGACCGGCCTGCACGAATTCAGCGGCGTCTATGTCCTCCAGATCCCAATATTGCGCGCGAAGTAGCACGGCAAGCTGTGTCGCTAATTGCGCGGCCTGGTGGTGATGCTGTGGCTGCTCGGACGCAATGATGATGTAAGCGTGCATCCTGCATTCCAGACCAACCTGGCCGGAGCCCGGATCCGTGCCGGGATCGACTTCTGCCAGTTCCAGAAACAGGGCAGGCAGATGAACGCGATCCGTGATGTCGGGCCATGTGGCTACGGTTTGCAGGCCCGGCAGTTGCTCGGCAAGACAACGCTCAACCGTGTTGAAGAACAGGTCCAGGGTAAGCGGTTGTTCATCCACGGGCATTCCCTCGCAAATACTTCTGCAGCTCAAAATTCATTTCCTGTTTGAGAATCTCCAGCAATCTGGCGTCTGCCTTGCGCACCCAGGTATCGAACGAAGATTGCGCGTCCTCAATCGAAACCTTGGCTTTCGCCAGCGGGAAACGGCTGTCGTTTTCGGAGATCCAGCCAGAACTGACCCCCGAAGCCTTGGAGACCTCGCTGTCCGGATAATCGCTGGCTTTGAAATGCTTGCTGGCGGTGCGGATCCAGATGTCGTCCTTTCCGCCGTAGACCTTTTTGTAGAACGCACCGGCATAGCGGCGGCGTCCCACGGATACACCTGCGGCGGTTTGGCGTGCGCGGCCGGTACGACTGGCCTCCAGCGCGTTGAGGCCGAACCACAGTTTGCCTTTCGTGCTGCCGCTTTTGACCGAATAGGCCCTCAGGCGCTGTCGCACGGCACGCATGGCAATGCCTTCTTTGCGTCCGACCTCACGGGCGATGTGCGTTCGCAACCATCCCAGTGTTTTGTTGATGGCCCGTCGCTGGGCATTGGCCGCAGCTTTGGGAACCAGCTTTGAAAAGTCGGCGAAAGCCTGCAGGTCAGACTTGGATAGCTGAAGACTGATCAAGCCATGGCCGGCACGCTTTTCTGCGTATGAGCCTATGTTCATGGTTTTATCCTCAGGACCAGCGCAACGAGCCCCGCGCCGTCAGGCTCCAGCCGGACAATGGAGTAGTCACCTCCACCGTCCAGCGCGGGCAGCTCCACACTCATGCTTTGCCCCTTGTCTACGCCAGTGGCATCGTCGATCCGGACCACGAAGGTGGGCTCTCGCAAGCCCGTGTTGAGCCGACCGATTGCGGGCTGCAACCAGGGTGCCGAGAACATCCCGAACACCGGCCGGCCTTCAATGGTTGCCGAATCCCCCAGCGTTTCGAACACGATGTTGTCGACCTCGCTGACCAGATCCCGAAAGCCCATGGTCAGAGTGTCAGCCGGATGACGGCACGTGGTCGGGTGCAAAGGTGCAGCGGGTTGGATTGCGCCTCGCCCGCTACGCCCTTGCCGAATGGCATTGGCTCGATCTTGCTGTAGTACGGAATGCCGAGCGTGTTGACGGTTTCCATATAGTCCGCAGGTGCGAAGGCCGACTTAAACAGATCGGGAACACCCTCAGGCACCAGTTGGGCCTCGTCATCACCGATGAAAGGAATCTTGCCGACCTTCCCGCGATAACGCTCCCAGGTGATGCCGCCAAAGTCGAAGGACTCGCGACCATCGCCGCGCAGTGCAGCGGCCTGCAGGGTGGCTTTGTACGTCTCGATGACTGAGGGGTGACCGATCAGCTTCGTCCAGAAAGTCTTGCCGCAAAACGCAACGGACCCGCTTGTAGTGACGTTGCCCAGCGCATCCTCCTGCATATCCAGCGCTTCAACGCACTTGACCTGAACCAGTGTGTCTTTATTCGCGAACTCCATAGACAGGGTTTGTCGCTGCACGCCAAATCGCTCAAAAATGTCCAACAGCACCGTGGTCCCATCCGCGTCGAGAACCTGGCCCTTGATCGCCCCCATGCGCTGAAATTCATGGGTGATGTCCAGCTGGCGTTTCACCTTGGCGAGTCGTTGGTTGACCACGTCCTGAACCGCCTGCAGTTCGCTCTGGCTGCCAAACGCGCGAATGCCCTGAATCTCATCCGCCTTGATGCTGAACCGTTGTGGCAGGTGGACGGTGTTGAACGGGATCAGTTGCCGCTTGCTGCCTCCTACCACCAGGCCGGACGTACCGCGCTCACCGGCTGGCACAAGGGCAAGGGTATCGCCGTCCTTCTCCACCTGCACGGTGAGCGTGGTTACGCCCTCCTCCTCGAAAATACCGAGGCTTGAAATCCGGCCCGGCAGGTATTCCTGCTCGTTGATTGCGGTGGTCAGGCTTGAGACGCTGAACGCGTCATCTTCGAAAATGCCGATGTCGGCCATGGACAGACTCCAGAAATAACAAACCCCGCACTTGGCGGGGTCAGGGGTGTGGGGGATCGCCTCAGCGGACGATGATGAATCGCAGGGAAAGCGCCTTTTCGGCGTCAGTATCCAGACCGGTCAAATGAACGTCGCTGACCTCGGCCATGCGTACGATCGCTCTTCCCCGGCGCGTAACGTCGGACTCGCCCAGTGGGCCGAACAAGATGCAGGCGGCGTTTTCGCTACCGTCCTCGGCCGCCGGATCATAGGGGGCGAATTCACCGCTTTCGGTGATCAAGCCCAGGATCTGGCCGGGCTGCAGCGCAGCGCCTGCCGCGACATTGATGGCCTCCCGCGAGATCTGGCCGTTGCCTTCGGAGAGCAGGAACTCTCCAGCGTGGAACGATTCGGTTTTGATGTTCATCGGTTTGCTCCGCTTGCAGATGTTTGCTGTTTACCGCTGCTCCGGCGCGATGCCCAGATACCGCGTGGATCGGGTTGCCTGACGCCGGACTGAATCTCGTCTGTTTCCAAAGGCAGGCTGTTGTCGATTTCGAAGCCGCCCTTACCGGTGAGTTTGTCGAACAGCCGAGCGCGGACCGCCTGCGGGTCCAGCTCGGCACGGACATATCCCTCGACCAGTTCCGGCAAGCGCGCGGCCACGCACAAGTCATTTATCGCCTTGGCATTGGCAAGCGCCGCCTGAACCGTCGCCTCATCGGCAAGCTTCGTCAGGGCAATCAATGGCTCGATCAGGTTGCTGATCCCTGCACCGGTGCAGCCTTGGGTAATCACCAATGCGAGGTTGGAGGCATCGCTTTCGGCTGAAGGCGCTGGAGGGTCATCCGGCGCATCAGTTTCCGGCTGTTCATCCAGCTGGGCCAGCAAGGCTTTGGGTGCATGCTGGTAGCGATGCAACGCAGTGCCTTCACCGATGCAGGCCTTCACCTCGATGCCGTTGCCGATCTCGTCGGCCAAACCAAGCGCGACGGCTTCGGCTGCGGTCAGCCAGGTTTCAGCGTTAACCAGGCGTCGCAGTTCGGCGTCATCGATACCGGGTGCCTTGGTTTTGTAGGCCGCGATAATCGCTTCAAGCGTCTGATCCAGGACATCCGCCACGCGGCGGAAGTCATCGGCATCACCGCTGGAGTACGTCCAAGGGTTGTGGATCATCAACATCGCGCTGGCCGCAATAACAACCCTGTGCGCGCCACACACCGCAACGCTGGCCGCACTGGCCGCCAAGGCGTCCACACGGGCGGTACACCGCTCGCCGAGACGTGACAGTGCGTTGTGCATCGCCAGGCCGTCGAACAGATCGCCTCCGACGCTGTTGAACGCCACGAGAATCGGTGAGGTGCCATCGTCGAGCGCCCGAAGGTCCTGCACAAACTGACTGGCCGTAATGCCCCAGCCACCGATCTCGCCGTAGACATAGACCTCGATCACAGGTTGCTCAGCCTCGCTACTGGCACGCACGTGATACCAGCTTTTTGCCGAGACAGGCACGGGCTTGCCCGTGCTGTCGTAGATGCGCGGCGGTGTCTTTTTGCTCATGGTTGTTCCTTGTCGTCCGTGGATTCGAACGTGTTGAGGGTTCTGTAATTGAGCCCCAGCGATTGAGCGCGGTTCTGGTCTGCAGCGTTCTCGGCGTCCACCGTCTCGGCGTCGTAACCCGTCCGGAGGACCATCTCGCTGCGTGAGCCGAAGCCCGCGTTCACTTCAAGCATGCGGGACTGCACGTCCTGCACCGGATGGATGTAGGCCCAACCCTGCGGCACCCAGCGCGTGCGCAGGTATTCACGCCGACGCTTGGCGTAGTCCGGCAGCATCAGCACACCCGACAGAATCGCCATGTCCATCCATGCCGCGCGGACCGGCCGGCACAACTGGTGGACGTAAACGCTGAACTGCAGTTGCTCAAGCCGCCGACGGAATTCGTTGAGCACGACGCGCAGCGCGCGGTCGTTCACATCCCGCATGTCCCCGGTGAGAATCTCGTAGGGTGTGCCACTGCCTGCTGCGGCTGCCATCAGTTGCTGCCGCATGAAGTCGGGGTAGTGATTGCCCGCATCGGGCGGCTTGGAGAATTCAACCTCCTCCCCCGGCCCCAGCTCCTGCATAGTGCCGGGCTCTAGCGCGACCATCGGCGTGAAGCCGTCTGCATCGGTGCTCAGCAACTGCCCGGTCACCGGATCGCGCGGCACCTGCCCCGAGTCCGGCGCGGGTCGGCTGATGAATCCCGCGAACAGGTTCGCGACCTCTTGCCGAAACAGCACGGCATCATCGTAATTGTCCAGACTGCGCAGACGCTTGAGCACCGGGGACAACCTGGGCAAACCGCGCAGTTGCCCAGGTTCGACCGGTTCGAAAATGTGCAGCACCTGACTGGCCGGAACGCGCACCAGTTGGTTGTAGCCACTGCTCAAGCCCGCACATTCGCGAGGGTGTGAGCGGTACATCCAGAACGCCGCACGCTTGCCGGATGGCTCGAACTCGATTCCGGCGCGGATGGAGTTGCCGTTGCTGGTCGTCTCGAACTTGTCGTGCGGGACGAACTCTGGCGCGAGGACTTGCAACTGCAGTGGCACGGCTAGGCCTTCGTCAAGGCTTCGCGGCCTTAACCTGACGAAGCATTCCCCCGCCGTTTCAACGGTGCGCGCAATTAATGCCTGCTGACCATAAAAGTCGGTGAGCCCGTCCGCGTCTGATTCTTCGCTCCAGTCTTCCCAGAGCACCTGCAGCAGTGCGCGGAGCTCTGGGTCATCCGTTTTCGGCCTGGGGTTTACCCCCGTGCCGATGAGGTTACTGACGCGTTTATCTATCGCGTTGTAAGCGTAAGGGTCATTGCGCACGGCAGCGCGGGAGCGACTGCGGAGATTACGCAGTGCAGGCATCATCAGGGTGTTCGCGCTGCCGTCCGGAGCGTTCCAGCTGGCTGAACGACGGCCCTCCCCGGCGCCGTCGTAGCTGGCCTTGATGCGCTCCGGCAACAGGAACCCGTTACGGGTAAGCGTCGGGTAACGTGCCATCAGAGCCCCTTGCCCCCGTGGTACATCCGGTAGACACGCGAGCGCGGTTTGCCGCTGCTCGCCAGCGAGGTGCGGATCTCTTCGCGGGCTTTCAGGAGTTCATCGACAGTGCGGTATTCAACCGTCCGGTCGGTGTAGCGCACGGTTTTCTCGCCGCGAGCGATGGCCGCCTCGACGGCTTCGAGGTGCTTTTGGGTAAAGGACATGGGGGATTACTCTTGAGCGTGCGGACGAGGTGTTGTAAAAGGCCGTCAGCTGAAGTTCTGGATGCGAGATTGAATCTCTTGACGGAACCGGCCACCGGCGAGCATTTCGGTGAGCGCCTCGGCCAGTTGATCGGTTTCGATGCCGGGAAGACGTAGTCGCCAGTACGCGCGTGCACGGACCCAGTCCATCCGACCGGTGAGCTGATCGGCTATGACCACTCTGAGCTCCCGCTGGAGTTCTGCAGCGTCTTTTACCTTTTGCGCTTTCTGCGCTTTATCTACGGAGTTTTCTGACATGGCTGTCTCCAATATTGAGCGATTTGATGAAACCGTCGCCAAGATCTTTTCCGAGCTCTACCTGGAATTTCCGCTCCCCCATAATTTGAGGGCGGAGTCGTTCATGAACAGTCCGATGGAGTTCCACGAGGTTTACGGAAAGGAAATGCCGACGCAGGATGATGCCGAGTTCTTTATTGCTACTGCGCAATGGCTGATCCAGACGGGGTACATCTACGGTGAGGTGCATCCCTATATCCGCGTCTCCGATGCCGTGCTTACGGCTAAAGGTCTTGAGGTGTTGAAAGCATCTCCGGACAGCTTGGCTACAGGCCCCTCAATTGGTGAGCAACTTGCAACGGCGACCAAAGATGGCAGTAAAGAGCTAATGCGGGGCCTCTTGGCTCAGGCACTTACACTGGGGACTCGACTGGTTAGTCCTCTTGTCGGCCTTACGCCGTGACTACCGTCGCTTCAAGTATCCACTCGCTGAAGAACGGCGACGTAGCGTGCTGGAGCGGACCGGGGACTGAACGGGCCTGACGACAACGCTCGGAACGCTCGTATCAGCCAAATTGTTAGTCTGTTCGGCTGATCCGGTGACCTGAGCACGCTCGATCTGTGGTGGCTTGGCGCACTCATCAAACAACCCCGACTGCGCCAGTGCCTGCCTCACCCGGTCCCATTCATGTTCCTTGTAACGGGCGATGCCCAGGTAATGGGCCATCGCCAGGTTGTACACCATCAGGTCGAGCGCTTCGTTGCGCTCGGCCTTGCCCTTGATCCATTCGATCCGTTTGTGCCCTCTGACGTAGCGCGCGACCTTGCGTTCTGCAACGCATTGGGCGAAGAAGTCGTCGGGCAGATCGTTGGCAAAGTGCAGCGCACCGGGCCCCGACTCGAACGGGTAACGGTTGTAGATCCAGTCCTTCGCGGTGTCTGTACCCACGAACCACAGTTCGGCGCCACCGCGTTCGGTCTGACCCTTCCAGGTCACATCAACCATTGAAGGGCGCTGAGCGATTACCGGCTTGCCCGGCCTGCTCGCACCCTTGAGCGCGAACACGTTGCGCCAACGCCGCACACGGCAAAACTGATAAACCTCATCGGTGTGATGACCACCGGAATCGACGCCCGTGGCGAGGATCCCGAGGCCCACGCCGGAAGGATGGCGGTATCGAACTTTGAGCAGCTCATCCAGCGCAGCCCATGTGCGCTCATCAGCCGGATCACCCGCGATGACTTTGAAATCGACGACCCAGCGCTCCATACCAATGCCCCAGCCCATGACCATCAACTCCAGACGGTTGGCTTGGACGTCAACGGCGGCAGTCAGCATCAATGCGCCTAGAGGGATGCCTCCGAGGGAAAACAACTCGCGCCGCGCCCGGGCGATCAGCACATCGGCTTTGGTCTGTTCCTGCGCGCTGTCCCACACCTTCGCCAGACGGGTGTTGTAGAACACCTGCATCGGCTCCAGGTCGCCCTTGGCCTGGGCTTTCTTTGCCTTCTCGTATTGCTGGGCGAGCGATGGCCAACTCGTCCAGCCCAACGGCGCATACAGCGCGTTGAGGTTGAAGCCGACCGTTTCGCCATCACCGGCTGCCGTCGCACGCCACTCACCCCGGGCGAGCATTTCGCCCTTGTGATGCTCCTCGATCAGTACGTCGCAGTCCGCGTTCGCGCACTGGTAGTGGACGATGCTGAAGTCTGCCGAGTAGTGCAGCCGTTCCCATTCCAGCGTTTGCATGTGGCCGCATGTCGGGCACGGTACGAAATAGAAGCGCTGGTCGCTGGACTCGAACAGATCGGCGATGCGTGATGCGCCCTTGATCGTGGGAGAGCTGGAGAAGTAGAACTTGGCGTTGCGGCCAAACGTGCTACCTCGGGTCTCCGCCAGCTCAATGGGATCACCCTCCTCGCCCACGTCCACGTCCCAGCGATCAACTTCGTCGCCGTACACGTACCGCGCGGAAAGCTCGGCAAGGTTCGCCGCTGAGCCCGCTGTGGTGACGTACAGGGAGCCGCCTTCGAATTCCTTGGTGTCCATGGTGTTGCGTGCGTCTCGCGAACGACTGGCGGCCACACGCTCGCGCAGGGCAGGCGTCGCCTTGATCGTCTTGCTGATCCGGGACGACACCCGCTTGGCGAGGCCCAGGCTTGGCAGCAACGTCAGGATGTTGGACGGCGCCATGTGGATCAGCCCGCCGATCCAGTTCAGCGCGATCTGCGTTTTCATCAGTTGCGAGGCCACCATGGTGACGACGCGCTTGCAAGGATGCGCCGGTGACAGGCAGCGCATGGGCTCGCGTGCATAGGGTGTCCGTGCGGTGCGATAGGTGCCCGGCTCAGCGGCGCCAGTGTCACGCGGGATCCGCATGTACTCGTCGGCCCATTCATCGACCCAGAGGTCAGGGTCGGGTGTCAGTCCACGGATGTACGCGTCGAGGTACACCGCTGCACCGTCTGCGTATCCGTGCCGCATAGGCTCAACTCTCGGTCATGGCTTGTTCAAGGTCGGCGGCGCCCATCCGGCCGGCGTCCGTGAAGACGCGGCGAAAGGCGCCAGTGAGGTGTTTTTCGATTTCCCAGGGATCGGTCATTGCTGCTACTTCCGGCGCAAGCTGCGGCGAGAGGCCGAACATCAGGTCGCGCAGCATTCTTCCGGCCGCGAAGGCGGCGTTATTGACCGCTTCGCGCTCGACCAGTGAGCCCTGCACTTTGTGGAATTCAGCCTCAGCGAGCTGCGCGAGAAAGTATTCGCGATGAGCGCGTGCCTTCTGAAAGTCTGGCGCCTTGCCGCTGGCTGGCACCGCAGGTGTTTCGGCGCCTATTCCGAGCTCGGCGTGTACGTTTCGCTCGACACGTCCTTGATCATGCCGGGCGGTGACGGCCGCTTTGCTCGGATCGGCCGACGATGCGAGGAGCAGCTCGGTGGCTTCAAGCTCCACCTTGCCGTCCTCCGTCAGAACCAGTCGGTCCTGTTTCGCCAGCTTGGAGACGTACGATTTCGCCCAACCGCGCCGTGCCGCAAATTCCGATTTGCTGATAACGGTCATGTCAGAAAGTCCAGTTCACCCAATAAATACGGGCTGTTCACCCGTTCACTCGGTTCACTAAGCTGGTGAACCTCCCGCTAACAAAGTCCCGCGGGTTTCCCGTCCCGTACCCCCGAGGACGCCGCAGGGTCCCCGGCCATTTTTCGGTCCGGAACCCTGCATTTCGCTGGATATCACGACCGATTCTGACTGGAGGATGGCGAACTCTCGTCCACGCCCAGCCGCTTCGCGACCCAGCGTTCATAGAGGCCGATGGCAACGTCGGCCCCCGCCATCGCAGTGAGGCAGCCCGCCGCGCTGGCCGTCAGGATCGACACCCCCGCCGCATACAACAGCATCGTGGTCGATACCCCGCACACCACACACGCGCCGGACCGAAGCGCCAAGCGCCGCATCAACGACCAGCCCTGCATGCCGGCTTTGTCGGCCCGCCACATCTCACCGGAGATCCCTCCGACAAGGGACAGGAGGATCACCATCAAGATCGGCATGTCTGCCAGGGCGTGTTGCTCGTTGGTCATTGAAACTCCTAAATGTCCTCGACATGTGTTCCCGCAACCGATGGCGCAGGCATATCATCAGCCCCTTTGCGCAAGGATCTGCAGATGGTTACGTGGGTAGAGGTTTTGCAAGGTGGTGCAGCGATAGCGACAGCGGTGTACGGGTACGTGCGCCTGTCTCATAAACGGAGAGCAGAGGTCAAAACCATTGCCTACCGTTGGGGTTCGTACATCGGCTGTGCCGTCGTCGGCGGAGCGTCCGCAATCGAGATCTACAAATTCGGAGTCAGCGCCGAACTTTTAACCAGGAAGGACGTCCTGTGGCTCCTGCTGAACATCTGGAATGGCGTCGCTTATCTCGGCTGTGGCATTGCTCTGGCGGCGGTATGGTCCAAGCAGGGTAAAAGTAAAGAGCCGAACCCTGATGGTGATTGAGACGAATAAAAAAACCGGCCCATTGGGCCGGCTCTCTTGAGCGCCTTCTACGCTCGCACCTATCGAAGATGACTACTTTTTACAGGTGGATTTTCCTGGCAGCAAGCCTGTTTTAATGCCACCGACGAATATGTACCCAACACTGCACCAACGCCCCGGCAATATCGACGAATACACACCCTCGGCTATTCGCTTCTGGTGCGCGGGGGTGCTGTCCCAACCCCCTAAAGCGTAGTGGGTCAGCTGAGAGCAGCGCAGATCAAGGCATAGCCTCACTGTCCTACCTTTATCTCTAATTTCTCGTGTAAAGGAAGAAAGTAAAAAGCACGCATGCGCGTGAAACGCGCGTACACACTTGCCCGCTACGCTCACATACGTGAGGGCACTAACACGCGGGACAGTGGGACAGCCCAGCAACGACAAGGCCCGCGCCTGTCCCATGCGATCCAATCGCCTTGGGACAACGCGGGCCAAAAAAGCAACTGCCGAGGATAGGCGAAGACTCAAGCAGCCTTCCCCATCAGCATGCAACCAATGAGCTCATGCGCCCGATGCAGGCGCTGGTAATAAGTCTTCGAACTGCATCCGCAGAACAGCATCTTCTGCGACAACAAACTCTCTCGGTTGCAGTAATGCTCCCGCACCACCAAGGCCAATTCCGGGGCCAGGTGTTTGTTCACGATCAACTCAATGTCGGCAGACTCATCCAGCAGCACCCGACTTCCCCGAGTCCCCCGGATCAGCTCGCCCTTGCACTCCATCAGCATCGCGATCATGTTGCCCCCACCACCCACGCCAACAGACTGGTGGGGCGAATGCAGATCCTCAGCCCAGAGCCTCAATACCTCATCAACGTGCTTGATCAAAAGCAGGCCTCCGGTTTTGGTTCAACAGCCAATGCGCAAGCGCCACCCCAGCCATCAGGCTTCTTGTAAGCCCATGGCCGGACCTTACTTTTTGCCAGTGCCGGAAGACGCACGCGCCGCCATCCAAGCCGGTGCATGATTGCCCCTACGCGCATCTGCTCAGGTTTGCCCCAGTGGCCGAAGTCCAACTTCAAGGCCTGTGCGAGTACCTCGCTGCCAGTGGTGGTGGCCCCAATCTGGGACTCCTCAAGCCAGTTCAATATCGGCCCCTCCCACTCATCCACTACGAAGCGCTCGTCCTGCTCCTCAGTGAACATCGCCGCCTCGTCCTTGTTGACCCACCAGCGCTCGCCAGAGAGGTAGCAGAACATCGCCTCAGCCCACAGTTGATCTCGTATCTCAGTCAACAACTCTATGTCGGCCTTAGTGCACAACACCGGCCAATACCTACGGTTTCCAGTAGGGTCCTTTAAGTACTCGCCCTGGTTAGTCGTACCCACGAAAACACACTGACGTGGTACATCGTTCGTTCTTCTGCCGTAGCTCTCGCGGTAGGTATCAGTGGACGCGGAGAAAAACTGCTTCGCCTTCGTACTTTCAGCCTTGTTGAAGCTGTCCAGCTCACCCAGTTCGATGAGCCATTTGCCGCGCAACGCCATGAAAGCTTCCTTGTCACCCAGGACAAAAGGGGTATCCATGAACCAGTCGCCACCGAGGGCCGCTACCGCCGAAGATTTACCCTCTCCCTGCAGACCTTCAAGAATAAGTACGCAGTCCGCTTTGCACCCCGGTTTCATGACCCGAGCAACGGCTGCGATCAACCAGCGCTTCCCGACCTTGGTCACATACTCGCTGGACGCTACCCCCATCACATCGGTCAACCACTGCTCAAGCCTCGAAACACGGTCCCACTCCAGTCGATGCAGGTAGTCGCGCACGGGATGGAAGGCGTGGTCATGCGCAACAACGCTCACAGCCTCGATCACGCTCGACGGCTTAACCCGAAGGTTGTACTGCTGAGCCAGCCACTTCATCACGCGCGTATCATCGATGTCCGCCCAAGCCCCGGTTTCACCGCCGTAAGGAGCGGTCCGCACCTTGACGATCTTGGAGCTGAACGCGCAGTAGCCGATTACGCCCTTCCACCGCTCATCATTCGCCAGAATCATCTCAACATTGGACATATGGGCGATCAGGGCACCATTCTCGGTGCGGGCCAGACCATCCTTCCAGCCGCCTACGGCGGGTGGCTTGATGACTGCCGCCACCTGCCGACGCACGGCCTCCAGTCCCTCCGCACAATGCAGGTCGTTGAAGTCAGTCCACTTGTCTTTACGCTCACCTGAAAAGATCGGGCCGACAACCTGCCCCCCGACGATCAGAGCAGCGTTGCTGCCCTTCTCCTCCCCCGGGTTCCATGGCTCGCCGTTCGGACGTTTCGTCTTCCAGTCATCATCGCGGCAGACAACCAACGGCCGACCAGGGAATCGATCACGCATCGTCTTGGCAACCTCCCTGAGGTTGCCTGCATCAAACGCCACAGCGACGGTCGCTGATGTCGCCATGTGCAGGCTGGCGCCAGTGGCGTATCCCTCACAGACCAGCACCGGATCACCTGGCTCCGGGTACGGGCCAATGAGATGAAACGCACCCTCTTTGGACATGCCGTAAGGCCAATAGGACTTATCGCGTCCTGTGCTCTCCTGAGCCTCAGGAAAGATCACCTGCAGGCCGACGATCTGATCGCGCGCGTTGCACATCGGCACAAGGATCGCCCCGGTCCGGGGCGCGTAACGCACCCCAAACCCAACAATCTGTTTACGGTCCAGATAGGCGCTTTTGCCTTTGTCCGGCATCCGCTCAAACAAGCTACCCGCACGATTCGCAGCACGCCGCGCCGCATTGGCAGCCGTCTCGGCAGCACGGCGCTTGGCATCCTCCTGCCGAGCGCGCATCACCTCGCGCTCCTCGGCGCTCATGCGACCGGCCTTCACCTTGACCTTATGCGTGTCACCCGTGCGCCAGTCGCCGAAACTGCCGAAGATCAGCGTCTCGTTTTTTTCCGTGTGATGCTCATGCACCACATACCAGCCGTTCTTTTCCTTGCCCTTGTCCTGCGTGGTCTTACAGCGAGTCAGCTTGCCGAACACCAACGGCAGCTTTGGCTCAAGACCATAATCGCCGAACTGGGCCAGTACCTCATCTAACATCCCAGCCTCCTTGTACTTCCAGGCTTGTCTGGCACGACATGCAACGCACACAATTGGCAACCGCAAAGCGTCGCTGCCAAGGAATCAAATTCCCGCACCCCACACAAAACATGGAAGCGGCCTGAGCCTCGGCAGGCTTGCGCGCTGCCAAGGCCAGATCCATGGATTTCAATAACAGGTCATTCGCAAAATCGGCGGCGTCAGACATGGCACGCCTCCATCTCGCGAAAGTTTGACAAAGAACATTTCTGTAAGAATGGTCCCCTGCAATTTAGAGCTTTTTCCCCTCTCCATAAGGGGTCCAATCCGCAAGCCCCATCAACTCCTTGACCTCCCAGAACGCTAGAATTCTCGCTTCCTCCGGAGGGTCGATGACTCCATTGGTCAGCACCAGGGCGCCGGCTGGATAGGGCTCGCCCTCCCATGGGTCGTCCACCAATTGGGTAAACCCAAAAAATTCCATCATCTGCTGGGACAGCACGGTTTTGCCACAGCCTGGTGGACCGACCACGATCAGAGTTCTCATGCTTTTTTACCTCTTGTGAAAAAAAGGAGTTGCGATGTTGTTTCAAGGAGAGATGCGCTTTACCCACTTCCCCTACTGTCTGTTTCAAATGGAAGATGGCCGCTACATCATGCTTAACGCTCGGCATAAGCCGCTGGGTGTGAACAACCGGGCTCAATACGTGTATGAGGACCATCCAAGCGCGATGTATATAAAGGGGCTGACGCCCAAGCTGGCGTTGAAACTCGATGTAGCGAATGGTGCCAAACCGGGGAGAATCTACCTGTACAGCAAGCAGAGAATTCCGACTCGCCACCCGGATGCAATGGACGATTACCTTTGCCGATTGGCAACGATTATGAAGCTCAAGACTTACTCGAAAGAGTGACGGTTCGGTGAGGGCTGGCTTAACCACGGTCAGCCCCCCGAGTGGTCTGATTCACGTAGCACGCGCGATTCAACATCCCCAGCAACCCCTGAATCCCCCGGAACACCTGCAGGCGAATCTCGGCCAGCTCGGAATCATTCACCTGACCATCACCGATACTCTTCGCCCAGGTATCCGCAAGATCCGCAACCTGCCGAAAATAGGCAGCAATGCCGACCGTTAACGTCTCCGGCATATCACGGGTGTAAGCCTCTGCGAGTTCCTGCCAGATCGTGTCCCCCACCAAAGCATGCACGGCATCAAGGATGCGCCGGTCTTTGGTCAGCTCCAGGATCTCCGCGAACTCCTGAACGTTTACGATGTGGCTCGGGTGCGTAGGTGAAAGCTTGTGCTGCAGCGTGGACGGGTTCCTGCCGGTGGTGGCGGCAATGGCTGCGGCTCCGCCCGTGTAGTCACGGGCTGCGTGGTACAGCGCCAGCTCGAGCGTAAGAACTTCCCTTTGTGCCCGATCAACGCAATTTAGAGCGATACGGCTCATGGCATTAATCCCTTCAAGTTGCCAGTGCCGCGCGGGACGCAATGGTGGTAAATTGCCCGCGTGGCTGAGAGGCCCAAACGCCGGCTAGACCCGTAAAGTCGAAACCGGCACCGTGCCGAGGCAAGCAATCCATTGCTCACCTCTGGCGCAACAGCTGCCCTATCTGTGGTGGAGACGGCAGCAACACCAAGGCATCCGTGCCTTGGAAACTCGGTAGCGACTGACGGTTTGCATGTGGTGTGCCCGTCAGTTGTTGCCGAGACCTGACAGCGTTGTGGTGACGCTGTCGGGGGGAACTGGGCGGCCTTTGGGTCGCCTTTTTTCCTTATGCGGCGTTTTCTATAAGGCCTTTGGTGTGACGGATTTTGAGTGATCCCCCAGAGAGAATGTTGAGCTGAAATTGCCTAAGCAACGGGACAAAGTCGCCCCATTGAGATACTGCGGCTGGCGATATCTGAAGGGCGTTCGCAAGCTTGGCTTTCCCTTTGAAATGTTTCACTGCATCTGAGGTGAGCATGGTGATCCGTCCTGTCCAAACATGAGCAAATTTAAGATCATTTAAATTTATTTTGCAAGCGTTAAACACACTTAAATTCGGTTGATTTAAGCTGCCTTAATGAATATGTCAGAACGTGTTGCCATCGCCCTCGCCCAATGCCCTCGCACACCTAGGGATCTCGCAAAGGAGATCGGAGTGAGTGTGGCTCGGATAAGTCAGCTGAAATCTGGGATGGGAGGGATCAAAGCAGAAAATCTTTTCGCCTTGGCCCGCGCTACAGGATTTTCGCCACAATGGCTGGCAGAGGGGATCGGCAAACCTCAAAGCTCCAGCCAAGCGGTGGATGAATTCTCAGCCATACCGCCATTTGACGCCAAATCAGGGGACGGCTACCTAGTTTTTGACCGTTCTTGGATTAAAGGGCTTTGCGCCGACGAGGTGTCAGTGAAATATTACCTCGTCAAAAGCAGCAATATGGCGCCCACTATCGCTGCGCACGATTTGGTACTTATTGACGAATCAGATAAAACACCAATTGATCGTCAGGTCTATCTTATTATTAAACCCGACGGCACACCGGTGATTAAACGACTTATTCAGACAATAAGTAATGACTGGCTCATTACTAATGGTGATGACAATGGACGTTATTTACCGACAGAGCAATTGGATGACCAGCAGGTTAAAGCGCTCGATGTCGCAGGGAAGGTTATTTGGCGAGGGGGAAAAATCTAGCCCCCCCTCTAACACCAACGAAAGTATAGCGAGCAGACACTGCAACATTATGAAGCTCACGCGCCGAGATCGAAATCTGCCTGTATCGTAAACGTCAAAACACTCATAAATCTGGCGATATCATCTTTAGTTGCGTTCGGGGGACACCTTTCAATAAACTCAGCAAAACTAGAAACAATTGCATAGTTAAAGTCATCCCACTCTCCAAAAGCATATGAAAATCTGACCAGATCGCACATCAGAAATGTTTCTTTAGCCTTATCGCCATTTTTTGGTCGATGAGTGATCCTTCCGCGAATCACAATTAGCTCGAAATGGTGTGAGTAAACATCGAAATACGGATGTACTATCTTATAGCTGCCAGAGTCTACTGGTAACTTTTCCGCCTTTCGCAGCTTTCTGGTCAAGACATCACTATCCGACTTCGCAATATTGCATGCCTTGCATGACACAACCAAGTTATACGGCTCATACAGATACTGCGGATGTAATGCTTTAGGGATAATGTGGTCAACATCCCAGGTCATCCCATGAAGCTCCTTTTTTTCCATCCGACAGTAAGCACACCGATATTTTTGCTGAGCGAGACAATGATCTCGAACACCCTTACGAATCGTCGCAACAGGACCAGTAACGCTATTCCATTGATGATGATCTCGGCCATCATAAGACGATATATATTTCGAGTCCGGCTCTGAAAATTCAAATACTTTCATTTCAGTCACCTAAAACCCGTACTTGTTCAATTAAATGCCAAACTGGATCTGTATCTGGAATTTCGCGTTGAATCTCCATCAACCACTGAGCCTTAAGCAGATCATCATCACCAAGCCCCTCCCGCTTTGCCAACTTGGAGAGAAGTGTAAGCGCCAAACGAATCAAGTATTCATTACCCTGTCCTGGTGCACGGAATATCTGCGCTAACTGATAGTCTGCGGACTTCTTAGCATACTCTCCCGAGTGATACAGCTTATTATCTTCGAGGCTCAAGACAAACCCATTGGACGTCGTCAAGCCGGAAACTATTTGAGGCGAATGTGTAGCTATAATGAAATGACAACCTTTGTAATCGGAGAACGCAGCTTGTAGCTGAGCAATAATATCTTCCTGCCATTTCGGATGGAGGCTAATTTCAGGTTCATCTATGCAGATGAGTGATCCATATTGGATCGCGCCTGCAATCCCTAAAATCATAGTTAACATGCACTGCTGACCGGAACTTGCCTGAGAAAGTCTTAACCGGTTTCCCGTCTTTAACTGACTTAATGTCAGATCAGAAATTCGAACTAATCCAGCTTTGAGAAGTTCTACAAGATCGCTCAGTTCCTCGAACTGCTCACCGAAATGTCGCTGGGTTAAATTTATCTCTATGTTGAACTTGTTTTTGCTGCTCGCGTATGCATGAAAACGGCTGTATTTCTCCATTATCTCAATCTGAACCGGATCGAGAGAGTGCATGAATAAGTCATCTTTCAATAAGTCAACATTTCGCGACGGAGTGTTCTTCCAGTTGTAATCAAGCCCTGAAGGATCAAATACAAACTTAAAGTCCATAATAGGTGCGAAATCGAGATACAAAAATATTTCGGCTAACCTGTCAGACTTTCTATCATAGTCTTGCAGACCTTCAATAATAGCTATCAAACTCGGGGTCAGCGAAGAAAGGCTCCCTCCTCCAGAAGGAGCTATATAATGATAATCTGCAGTGATAGCATTTTTTTTTGTGTAATTTGGAGAGGGAAATCGGTCGTGCCGTCCAGTAGATACTGCTATCACATTAGTCGGAGCCGCAATGGACAGAGCGTCGAGAACCACATCTGGATGAGGAGATAATTCTGAATAATATTTCCAGGAAGCACCCGGAGTGTTGTGGATGTATCGATCTCGTGGCGACCCTTGTCCCTTAAATATGAAATGGCTTACGACTTTTCTAAGCAATCTGCTTTTGCCAGTCGCATTCTGCCCTACCACTAAAGTAAATATGTTTTCTCGGTCTCCCCAACTGCTGGGAGAACTCAACTCAACCAGTTTTCGATCTGTAGCAACAGTCGCAATGCGGAAAGCCATTTCTATTCCCTTAGCTATGTGACAAAAAATGTCGAGCGACGCGACGATACCAAAACGCCATATTGCTGTCGATCAGGGCGGGTGTCGGGCGATAAATCGCTCAGTTTAGACACTGAGGTCGGGATACCTATAGAAGGCGACCAAATAGAATGCTTACAAATAAAATTAAGCGAACTTGACATATATCGTTAAGACATCTTTAATACCCTCACTCTCCACCACAGAGCGAGGCAACAACCATGCACACCACAGCATCTCTGCACGTCCACCCGGCCGCTGCTAACCCGTTCCACGTCTTCGAAATCCGCCGCCTGGCCCGCGAATCAGGCTGCGCTTTCGTCCCGTCCAAGCCGAAGGTTTCCCCAGCCACCCGCCCTGCCCCCGGCACGCCAAACGGCGGAGGGCATGCCGCATGAGGACCTTCACCCTAAGCGATCAGTCGCTGCAGTTGCTCAACGCCCAGGTAAACCTGAGCGGCACCTTCAATCACACGCTGCGCTCTGCTGAACGGCCCGCGCTGCCCTTTCGGTTGATCGTTGATCGCGAAGCCCAAAGCACTGCTTTCATCGTCGAGATCGGCGAGCAGCGCCACTCAATAGTTCTGCGCAACGGCAAGACCACTCACCGCAAACTGGTGGATTTCATCACTGAAATTGCGAACGGATGCATCGAGCCGAGCCGGTCAGAGCCGAGTTGCGCCAAGCTAAATGAAGACCTGCGGGAGCAAGTGTTCGACGTCATCGGGCGCGGGGGCGCAGTGACGCTTGAGCTCGGCCTTGAGCTGCCTGTCAACGTCGCGGTACACCGGAACCGGACTCGCTCAGCAGTGACCACCATTATGTCGATTGGCGTGAAACGTCCTCGCACCAAGTGTTTCACCGTTTGCGGAACCGACGCCGAGATCTACGCGCAAGTGTCCGAATCCCTCAACCACCTGATTACCGTTGCGACGCCTGCAGCGGAAGCCGCGTGAGGGAGACGACATGGAACGTAGCCTGGAAAAAACCGCGAAATACTTCGGCCTCACCCGGCCCAAGCTGATCAAGCTGATGCGGGATAAAGACCTGTTCAACGCTCTCAACCTGCCCACGTATCCCCACCGTGACCGCGCTTACCTGCGCGTGAAAGCCGGTAGCTGGTATCACCACGAACTGGGTATGCAGTACAGCCAGTCAACCCGGATCAGACAGGCCGGCATTCCCTGGCTTGCTGATCAACTCGACCTTGCCCTGCCCGCTCTCCCGGCTGACCGCCGTGACGTGGCCTAGGGAATACGCTCGCCAGATCATCGCAATGCGGACCAAAGAGGAGCGCAACGCCGCGCTCCTTGAGGTCCCTGAGCACCTGCGCGAGTTGACGAGAACACACTGCCTGATTGCTTGGGGTCACCCCAAAAGGAAGAGGAACCATGGAACACAGACTGATTGACCAGGCCATGGAGAAATTGATGCTCACTCCCGCCAATGAGCGCACGCCTGAGCAGATCCAGGGCGTTGCCCGGTTCATCTGCAACGCAGCCGGCACGCCCATCGATTCCCCTGCATCAAGGCTGTTGGATCTGACGGAGTTGCATGCTGCGGCGTTAACCCTGGGCGCGGGACTGGACTCCCCAACCGTTAACACCTACCTCAAGCTGAGCAAGGCAGAGCAGCCGCAACTTTCGACGTTCATTCACTATCCAGCGTTAGGGGATTGCGCGGGGTTGGTCCTCTCAGGGCGGGGAGACTCTGCTGCCTCTGTGATGAGCAACCTGCGCCAAAAAGCCTTGGAGCACTGCGCGCTGGTGGATGAATGACTTCCCGCGTCGACCAACAGCCACTCCGGTTGCTCCCAGCCCCGGATACGGCCACCGTCGAACTGCTTTACCGCACCTTCGGCGATGTCCTCATCCCCCTTGAAAAGCTGCGCAGCCAGTACTTCCGGAACCTCAACGAGCGTTCGTTCGGCGCGGAGATTGAAAGCGGCCGCATCCAGCTCCCGGTCACCACCCTGGACAGCAGCCGCAAAGCGCCGAAGTTCGTACACATCCGCCACATCGCCGCACTGATCGACATCCGCGCTTACAAGGCGGACGAGGAAATGAACAGCGAAGCATCCAGCACCGCTGAATCCACGCAATAACCCATCCGGCCGCCACCACCGGCCCACATTGAGAGCACACCACATGACAACCATGCAGACGTACATCCTTTTCAGCCTGATCCTGATGGCCCTTTTGCTGTACTACCTCGGGTATCACTTCGGCAGCAAAGACGGTCGCAACAACGGGCTTGCCATAGGCCGAAAGCTTGGCCGCGAAGCGGCTCACATCAAGGTTCGAGAACTGGAGAACACGCTAGAGGATTCGTATCGCCAATACGGCCGGCTTGAGCATCAGTTTCGGCTGGCTGCTGCGAACGCCAAACTCGGCGCCGAAGCACATCAGACCCTGATGGACATAGCGGACAAGCTGCAGTTGTCCTCAGAGACATTCAGCGCGCTGAACTCAAAGTCGCAGGCCGAGAAGACACTCAAGCTTCGAGAGGAAGCGCTGGCGCTCGCTGAAGTCATCCAGCCGGAAGCTCAGGAGCGTGCAGCATGACGCTGATCCAGACCTACCTCGGCAACACCCTTGAGCTTCTGGCCCCGGACGAAAATCAGATCGACCCGCGTGACATCGCCCATGCGCTGAGCCAGATCTGCCGCCACGGCGGTCACACGCGAACGTTTTACAGCATTGCCCAACACAGCTGCATCGTCGCTGACCTGGCCCCAGAGGAACACAAACTCGCGGCCCTGCTTCGCCATGCGACCAAGGCGTATTTTGGCGAAGTGGTATGGCCGCTGAGCCATGTGATGCCTGGGTACGAAAGCATTCAGGACCAGATCTGGCTGAGCATCTGCAAGCGCTTCTGGCTGGATTCAGTCCTGCCGGATTGCGTTTGCCACATTGAAAAGATCGTCACCGCCACTGAGTACCGTGACCTGATGCCGTCCAGATCGGCAGCATTCGATCATCCGGAAGCGGTCGAGCCACTCAAGCGCACCATCCGGCCATGGGGCATCCAGGAAGCGCGGGACAACTATTTCCAGCGCCTGATGGACCAACTCGGCACCACGCACCGGAAGAAAGCGGGCGACCTCATCGCGCGGGAAGCACCACGCAAGCCAACCGCTTTGTTCCGCTACGCCATCGACGTCGCCGCACAGAAAATAGAGAGCCTCTGCTGCAACGCAGCAGGCATTACTGAAGCTGTCAGCGCCCCTGCAGAGGCGCGTATACCCCGTGGGAAGCTGCGCCGGGCAGCGACAAATGAGGTAACGCTAGACGCTCAGATTCGCCCGCCCGCGCAGCTTGCTCAGGGGTATGAGACCTCCCTGCCGGGGGCCAACGTGATTCAATCGCGCGCAATCTCCCCCAGCGGTGCTGGGTCAATTCATGTCGCGCACCGCTCGGTGACGCATCATGGCAAGAGGTCAATGGAATGACCTGGCTTTTTTCTAAAAGGATGTGTGATGAATACCTGTCAAATCTGCAAAAAGCCATTCAAAGCGAAACGCAAAGAACAGCGTTTTTGCTCCATACCGTGCCGACAATCGAACAATGCGAAAGGACGCAAAGGCCAACGCACCGGACGACAGCAACGCACCTACAAACAGCGTCTGACCAGGGATGGCCACTTACGGAGCTATGCGGCCAAGCATCCTTACGCCAACGGACGCAAAGAAATACACATACATGTGATGGTGATGGAGGTGCATCTGGGCAGGGCGCTGAAAGCTCTGGAGTGCGTCCATCACAAGAACGGAGTAAAGACGGACAATCGATTAGAGAACTTGGAGTTAATGCTCCTCGCGGACCACTCTCGGCTGCACAACAAAATTCTCGCGACCAAGAGGAAAAGGAATGCCCGCGGACAATTTGCGTGAGCTTGCCCTGTTCGCGGGAACCGGTGGCGGGATTCTCGGAGGCCACCTCCTCGGCTGGAGGACCGTCTGCGCCGTTGAGCGTGATGCCTACGCCGCACAAGTTCTCGCGCAACGACAAAACGATAGAGCCCTCCCAGCTTTCCCGATTTGGTCTGACGTGCGCAGTTTTGACGGCCGACCATGGCGCGGCCTTGTTGACCTGGTATCGGGCGGGTTTCCCTGCCAGGACATCTCGTCTGCAGGCGCCGGTGCCGGCATCGACGGCAGCCGGTCCGGGCTCTGGCGGGAAATGGCACGAATCATCGGTGAAGTACGACCCGATTGGGTGCTGCTGGAAAACTCACCGCTGCTTGTGGGACGAGGCCTTGCCGTGGTCATCGGTGACCTTACCCGCCTGGGGTATGACGCGCGCTGGCGTTGTCTTTCAGCGGCAGATTGCGGCGCCCCTCACAAACGAAACCGAATCTGGCTTGTGGCCTACGCCCACAGTCCACGGCAATCACAACCAGCCGGGCAGCAGCAAGAACGCCGGCTGGGGCCTGAGCAGTGCGGCGAAGCAATGGCCGGCACCACACGCGCGGCCAGCCAACCGTCGCCGTCGATCCTTCTCGATCGCTCACCCTTGGCCGACACCGGTCGCGAGCATGTCGAAAGGATCCTCACCCAATGCACTGACCCGCAGATCGGGAGCAAGCCGCGCCCGGGACCGACTGGACCATGCCGTCATGGCTTCGGACCATGGCCACCTGAACCCGACGTGGGTCGAGTGGCTGATGGGGTGGCCCACCGGCTGGACCGACTTAAAGCCCTTGGCAATGGACAAGTTCCACGAGTGGCAGCTGCAGCATTCGATTTGCTGCACAGGGATGAATGACAAGGAGGCCGCATGAGCGCAGCAGAGAACACCGCCACCTATGAACTGGACAAGGTTTCGGAAGAGCAGATGGCGGAGATTTTGGGGACCACTGTCCATGGCCTCCGCGCCCGCCGAGCGCGAGGGCAGATCCCGCTCGGCGTGTGGAACAAGCAGGAAAGCAGAGTCATTTACAGCTTAAGGAGATACGACGAATGGCTGGAAAGTCAGTGGATATGCCCACAGGAGTGGAAATCTTCCGCAACTCAATCCGCATCCGCTTCACCTGGAACGGCGTGCGCAAGTGCGAAACGCTCCCCTATCCCACGACACAAAAAGGGATCCACGCTGCATCCAAACTTCGCGATCAGGTAGTCAGCCTTCAGAAACACGGCCTGCTTGATGATGACAAATACGCCGAGCTGTTCCCGGGTTCAAAAACCGTCGCTGGCAGCACTCCCCATTTTGGGGAGTATGCCCAGCTATGGCTGGACAGCCGAGAAATCGCAGCCGGCACCCGCCTCAACTACAAGGGGACGCTGAACCTGTATTGGGTGCCCAAACTGGCGCTGGTAAGGATCGACCTGATCACCACGACTCTGCTGCGCCGCGTCATAACATCTATTGAGTGGTCTTCACCGGGCGTCAAACGCAACGCCCTGGTGAAGCTCTCCACCATTTTGCGCTCTGCAGTGGGCGACGGGCTGCTGGACAAGAATCCGGCGGCGGCACTGGAGTTACCAAAGCGAACCCGTAAAGAGATCGACCCGTTCACGCTGGAAGAAGCGAACCTGATCATCGACAAGCTCTACCAGCACGAACACTGGCCGAGCCTTATCTACGCCTCTTTCTTTGAGTTCGCCTTTTTCACCGGCTTGAGGTTGTCAGAAATCGCGGCGCTCAAGTGGGATGCCGTCGATCTCAAGAAAAAAATCGTCCATGTGCGTCGAACGGTCGCACTGGGCAAGATCGAGGAGCGAACGAAGACCGGTGGGGATCGCTTCGTTCTGCTCAACGACCGCGCGCTGAATGCGCTTAAACGCGCCCAGCAGTATGCAGAGCGTCGGAAAAAAGGGATTGGCAAGGTGCAGACGACACCCTTTGTCTTCCCGCCGTCCAAGAACAGCGAGTACATAAAACAGACGTCGGACCTGCACCACCAATGGGGTCCGACCCTGAAAACACTGGGAATGAGGTATCGACCGCCATACAACTGCCGTCATACCTATGCGACAATATGTTTAATGTCCGGTTTGAATCCCGCATTTATCTCCCAGCAGCTCGGCCATAGCGTGCAGATGCTGCTGTCGACGTATGCGCGTTGGATTAACTCAAGCTCAGATTGGAGCGAGCTGGAAAAGCTCCAAATAGGTATCAAATCGGTATCAGCTAAAACCAGCGCTCCGTAAGTTATTGATAGGTAAGCACTTTGATTTCCACAGCAAATATCACGATGCAGTTCGGCGCAAAACCGCTGTTCGAGAACGTTTCGGTCAAATTCAACAACGGCAATCGCTACGGCCTCATCGGCGCCAACGGCTGTGGCAAATCCACGTTCATGAAGATTCTGGGCGGTGATCTGGAGCCGTCTGGCGGTCAGGTCATGCTCGAGCCGAACGTGCGCCTGGGTAAATTGCGTCAGGATCAGTTCGCCTACGAAGAATTCACCGTGATCGATACCGTGATCATGGGCCACGAGGAACTGTGGAAAGTCAAAGCCGAGCGTGACCGTATCTATTCGCTGCCGGAAATGAGCGAAGAGGACGGCATGGCCGTGGCCGAGCTTGAAACCGAGTTTGCTGAAATGGACGGTTACACCGCCGAATCCCGCGCGGGTGAGCTGTTGCTGGGTCTGGGTATTCCCCTGGAACAGCATTTCGGTCCGATGACTGAAGTCGCGCCAGGCTGGAAGC